ATTGTCTTAGACGAAGACGAAACACCTTTTTAGTTGGTGATTATTGGTTAGCGGTTTCGTGGCTTCCGTACAAAAAGCCACATTTTTATAAACCAATAAATAAAATTTTATGCCAGTAGTAAAAATAACTAGCGAAACAAATTTAATTCATAACGAGACAAGGTATTTTATTCGTATTGACGGCAAGTTTATACAAGGCTTTGACACCTTAGAGAAAGCCGAAGAGGTAGCAAACCAAATAGCGTCACACGGAGGCAAAGAAAAAACCGAGGAAATCACTATAAAAGAAATTATATGTTAATCAAAAACCTAGTATCTAACCAGCTTACTTTTAAAGACGGCCGTTTTTACACGGACGAAAACGGCAACTATTTTCCTAGTGCAACTACATTGCTTGAGGCATATCCAAAGCCGGCGCAGTTAATTATGTGGATGAAGGAGGTAGGATCTAAAGCCGACGAAATTAGAGACGCAGCCGGCAAGCGCGGATCTGCGGTGCATCAACTTACCGAAGACTATGACCAAGGCATTGAATGTACTTTGCTTGACGAATATGGCAAGCCTAAATACTCTTTAGACGAATGGTCTATGTTTGAGCGTTACGTTGAATTCAGCACTAACCATAAGCCGGAGCATCACTTAATTGAGCAAACGTTTATAGGCGGTGGCTTAGGTTTTGCCGGCACTATTGACCGCGTTTGTACTATTGATGGTAAGACTTACGTGCTTGACATTAAAACAAGCAACGGCATCTATAATAGTTATTGGTTGCAGTTGGCAGCCTATCGCGAATTATATAACAATTCAGTAAAGACCTCCGATAATTTGCCGGACATTGACGGCGTGGCTATTTTATGGCTTAATGCTAAGACCAGGACTTTTGGCAAAGGCGGAGTAATACAAGGCCCAGGATGGCAAATGGTTACGGAAATGGATACCTCAAAACAATGGTCTTTATTCCAAGCCGTCCAACAATTATGGCACGCCGAACATGAAGGCGACAAGCCAAAAGAATTTAGTTACCAACTTTCTCATAAAAAGTAATTAACTTTATCCCATGACTACCAAAAGAAAACGATTGTACTTTGACATTGAAACCAGTGCAAACATCGGTTTCTTTTGGCAAAGTGGGTTTAAATTAAATATCGGGCCGCAAAATATTATCAAAGAGCGTGCTATTATTTGCATCTGCTATAAGTGGGAAGATGAAAAAGAAACGCACTCATTAACCTGGGATAGTAAGCAGAACGATAAAAAAATGCTTGTTGAATTTATTAAAGTCTTGAACACCGCCGACGAAACAATAGGACACAACGGCGATAAGTTTGACCTTGCCTGGGTGCGCACGCGTTGTTTGTTTCACGGAATAGATATGTTTCCAAGCTATACAACGATTGACACGTTAAAGGTTGCACGCAGTAAGTTTAAGTTTAATAGTAACAAGCTTAATTATATCGCGCAGTACTTAGGTATCGGACAAAAGATTAAAACCGAATTTGATTTATGGAAAGACATTGCGTTGCATAACGATCAAAAGGCTTTAGACAAAATGGTTAAGTATTGCAAGATGGACGTAATACTTTTAGAAAAAGTGCATAAGCTTTTAAATAATCACATACCAGCTAAGACGCACTTTGGCGTTATCTTTGGTCAATATAAAGGCACATGCCCGGAGTGTGGATCGGATGATATACAAAAACATAGCAGACAAATTTTAGCAAGCGGAACCATTAAAATAATTTACAAATGCAAGACGTGTGGGAAGCATCACCGCAAGACGGACAAGTAGGTGGCGATCATTATAAGATTTATAAAATACAACCTACGGAATTTATACACACAAATAGTATTCCTTTTATTGAGGGGAATATTATTAAGTATGTTATGCGACATAAAAATAAAAACGGCATAGAAGATTTAAAAAAAGCAAAGCATTACATTGACCTATTAATTAAACTAGAGTATGAGACTACCAAAGTTATTTAACAAAATGAAAATATCCGAACAAGAAACCTGGCTTACTAATAAGCTAGCCGAGGTGCATGGCCTTGAATTAGAAATAAGAAGATACCTAGCCAAAGTTCGTGGCGGGCAAGTTATATTTACTCCTAGTGATGAAATAGATAGGCTTGATGAAATAGAATTAAAAAAGGATGCTTAAAATTAAGATTATATATCGTAAACTCGGACGTGAGCAAGCGCATGGCCTTGCCAGTAGCGATGGTGTTATTGAAATTGATGAACGTCTAAAGGGTAAAAAGCACCTTGAGATTTTAATACATGAAATTTTGCACTTACAATATCCGCGCAATTCGGAAGCTACCATAGTTAAAAACTCCGTTATGCTTACACGCATTTTATGGAGGGAGGGTTATAGGCGTGTGGATCAAAAAGAGGACGAGCCGCTACAAGACGGCTTAATATAGAAAATAAACCAAATATAAAAATATGAACGAATTTGACAAGTGGCGTGAAAGCTACGACACAATGACAATCGATGAGCAAATAGCTTATCATAATGACTTAGAAGCACGTTATCCAGAACAGAATCATTACAACTATGATAATGTAAAGGAAGCGTTATTACTATGCAATAAACCAATAGTATTGGAGTTCGGAACTTGGAAAGGCGATTTAGCTAAACAAGCAATGCAAGACTTTAACATATCAGCCTGGTATGGTATAGAAATTTGCGAAGCTGCAATTGGTTCAACTAAATGCAAAGAGGTTAATTATATTTTGCCTACAAAATTTGATTGGTTTAAAGATAAAAGAACAATAGAAGCAGATCTTATTATAGCTACTCATTTTATTGAACATCTAAGTAATAATCATTTTCAAGATTTAGCTAAATATTGCAAAGGAGTTAAATACATTCATTTTGAAGCTCCATTGACAAATGAAGGTAATAATTGGGATGGGTATATTGGTACACATAAGCTAACAATAGGATGGAATAAAATAAATGAAATAATGAAAGAAAATGGATATAGTTTAATTATTGATAAATCACAAAACAAAACCTATGAATATAATAATTAAAGGTGAGAGAATTTAGTAATTGGGTATCGTCGGCCTTATCTTTTAAAAAAATACCATGCAACTAAGAGACTACCAAGTAGACATTGCGGAGCAAGCCATAAATATACTTAAGGAATTTAAGCTAGTATATTTGGCGATGCAAGTACGTACTGGTAAGACAATCACTAGCTTGCACATTGCTAGTTTATATGGCGCTAAAAAGGTTTTATTTGTCACAAAGAAAAAAGCTATAAGCAGCATTGAAGATGATTTTAAGCAGTCCAATTGTTTATATAAATTACTTGTTATAAACTACGAAAGCTTACATAAGATAGAACACCAGTACGATTTTATTATAGTTGACGAAGCGCACGCTTTAGGGCAATTTCCAAAGCCGAGCAATCGGGTAACGGATTTAAAAAAGATATGCATAGGCAAGCCGGTAGTTTACTTAAGCGGCACGCCAAGTCCGGAAACTTACGCGCAGTTTTATCATCAATTTTTTATAAGTAGTTTTAGTCCGTTTGTAGAATTTAAAAACTTTTACGCCTGGCATAAAGAGTACGGCATTCCTAAGACAAAGTTCTTATATAATATGCAAGTGCCGGACTATACACACGTCAAGCAAGAGCGCATCCAAAGTGACATTCAGCATTTAATGCTTACCTATACGCAACAAGAGGCGGGCTTTGAGTCTTTAGTTCAAGAGGTTATTCTTTACGTACCTATGTCGGACAAGGTTAAGTGGGCCGTAGACAAGATTAAAAAAGATAAGCTATTTAAAACTAAGGACGGGCAAGTTATCCTGGCGGATACATCGGTTAAGGAAATGCAAAAGATACACCAAATTTGTAGCGGATCGGTTAAGACTGAAGACGGCAACGCTATCATGTTTGACGATACTAAGGCTAAGTTTATTAAAGAGCGTTTTAAAGGGCAAAAAATAGCTATATTTTACAAGTACATTGCCGAGGGTATGCAGCTAAGGCTAGACTTTGTAGGGCGTATTTACGATGATCCTATGTCTTTTAATGAAGCATCAGGCGACGCAGTATTTATAAGTCAAATACAAAGCGGCCGGGAGGGTATAAACTTAAGCACCGCCGAGGCTTTAGTTATGTATAACATTGACTTTAGCGCCGTAAGCTATTGGCAATCAAGAGCCAGGATGCAAACCAAAGACCGCACCGAGGCGTCTAAAGTCTACTGGATATTTACTGCGGGCGGCATTGAAGAGCGTATTTTTGGTATGGTACAAAACAAAAAAGACTTTACTTTAAGTCATTTTAAAAAAATATATTAAAAATATTTTTTTATTTAAATTGTTTGTTATAGCTTTGATTTCATAATCAAAACCAATAACATGAACAAG